TCGGTGATATCAAGAGTATTACCTACAATCTCCTGCCCTACAAAACTCGCCGCTTGGCCAAGAATGTAAGTACGCACATAGGCTGGAGTAACGTAGACATTTGCACCAGCACGCGCTGCGGGAAGCCTGTCTGTTGCGTTCGCCGTCACGCCGTCCGTCAGTGCCGAAATCTTGGTGTCGGACATTACACTGTCACCTCAAGCAGGATGTCGTCGCCGCTCTCCAGCAAGAGCGATGACAGATCGTCCTCAAGCAGCAACGCATCCTCAAACCCACCAGGACCGAAAAACTCTGCCGGTGGACCCGCAGTGAAAGAACCCACACCAAGGCCCAGACCGAACGGCCACAGCTCCGGGTTCATGCCGTCACAGCCGCAACTTTGTGGCCTGGGATAACCCGACGCCATACCTCCGCACCCGCCGGCACGTACTGCTTGCTGGTTGTCGCTGTCGGATCGGCACCGAACGCGATGTGACAGTTCGTGGTTGAAATAAACCGCACGATAAGTGTGCCGACACCGAATGCAGCACTCTGTGTTGTGGTCGTGTACGTCAACGCCTGATCGACATCGGCCGGCTCCAGCGCCAGCGGAATGCGCCCGTTCTTGTCCGCGCCGATTTGGCTGTACTCAGTGATCCATGCCGTCGCCATCTACTTAGCCGCCTTCTTCGGTGCCGCGGCAGCCTTGGCCCTTGCTGCCGCCACCGCCTGCTCATCCATATCTTGCTGTGTCTCTAGCTTCTGCTGATCGGTCTGCGCCTGCACAGCCATCTTCTGCTGCGCTACCTGCGCATCCATCTGCAGCTTCGCCAGCGTGGCCTCGATATCGAGCTTGGCTTTCTCGCGCTGCACCTGCAGATCGATGATCTTGCCCTGCTTCTCCAGCTCAAACTTCTCACGCTCGAAAGCTATCTCTTGCTGCTGGCGCTGCTGCTCCATGGCAGCCTCTTGCTGCGCCTGCTCAGCTTCCATTGCCATTTTGGCTTTGTCGGCTTCAAGCTGCGCCTGCACCTTGATCATCTCCGGATCGGGCGGTGGCTGTTCCTGCGCCTGCTTGGAAATCACCTCGTTGATCTTGCTCGACACGCTCGACGGCAGCGGGCTGTTCTCGATCATGATCGACCAGATTTCCGGTGGCACGTTCAGCTTGGCCAGCAACGGCATCATGGCCTGCAGCATCGCCCACGTCTGCTCTTTCTGGTTCGGCGCCATCGGCGCCTCATCAACAATCACGTCATACGTGGCCGTATCTTGCTGCTTGACCAAGGGCACGTATTTCATCGTGCTGTCTTTGCCCTTGATGCGGATCAACCGGCCATCGCTGATGTAATTCTGAATGAAATAAAGCCGCAGCCGACCCTTGCTCTTGCGATATCGGCGCAGGCTGTCGAAGAACACGGCCAGAATGGCATACCCGGCCTTCTTGCGCTGCATCTCCAGCACGCCCGGCTGCTCACGTTCCACAAGCCCCAGCAGCTCCAGATTAATGCCCGAGGTCTGCGGCAGGTTGTTAAGCGCAAACTCCATCATCTTCTCTGTGCCGGCCGGGAATACAGACGGCTTGCGCTCGGTCACAGCCACGCTCTGACCGGAGATGGCACCGCGCTTCAACTCAATTGCCGCATCAGGCTTCGACCAGTCCTCCAGCGCCTTCTTGGGATTGACGAAGCTGTCCTGCTCATACAGCAGCCCGCCCTTCGCCGCCGTGTTGAGTATGTGCATGATCTGCACGAAGAACTTATTGCCCCACATCTGGGGGTCAACCATCGCCCGCACCGCGCCATAGAAGATATTGGCGTTGCGATCGCGCTTGCCGGTAATGCACTTGAACCGGAACGCCTTGGCTTCTATCGGGCTCTTTTTCTGCAGAAATACCGAGCCGCACAGCACGGCTTCGTAATACACCTTCTGCTCGATCTTGACCGCTTCCGGCGGCTTCATGCCGTTGCGCAGAAACATCTGGTTGATCTGTTTGATCTGCGCCTTGGTCACCGTGGCAGCCTGTCCGGTCATCGGATCGGCCAAACGCCACACCGGCTCTTTCTCCCACCACTGAATGTGGCGCACCCATATCTGGCGCTTCTGCGCATCACGGTCCTTGGTCGGGCCGTCCTCGCGCTCATAATCGTCAAGCGGTCCGGTCCAGCCTACGTGTGGATCGTCGATCTGATGCCCGCCATCGCCGGACATGGGGAGTCGCTTCTTCCATTCCTCCGGAATGGTGTCCTTGTCCATGTAGCGAGCACGGATTAGGTACTGCGAATTGGAACAGCCGCGCTGGAGCTGCTGACTGCCGTCGCACCACATCTCCAGAGGATCGATGCGTTCATCGACGATCCTGCCTTCCGGATCATCGGAATAGTCCATCTTCGTCTCGGTCCAGCCCATGCCGCAGATTACCGTGTCGGCAAAGGCGTCCGATTCCTCATCCTCGGTGTCGGCTAGCTCTCTGGCCCATTCGTCGGCGGCTGTGATGAGTTCGTTGACCTGCACATCGCCTTGCTCGCGCGGCAGATAGCGGACCTCCTGACGGTTCAGGATTTCCGCGCCGGTCACCGCATCAACCATGGGCGCGATGCGGTTGAACGTCACCGGCTGGCGCATCTGCTCCAGCAGCGCTGCCTTGTCGTCAGAGGACCATTGATCGCCTGACACGAAGGCGTAGGACAGCCGGGCTTCCTCGCGCCATTTGGACCAGTGATTGCGCGCAAGCCGCTCCCAGCGCTTTAAGCGCTGTAGGAGCGATTCCTCATCATCGCTGGGTGATTTGGGCTCCGCTTCCGCGGTGTCGGCTTCAACTTCGTACTCAGCCACAGCTACCGACTGCTATCCCAAGCATGCCGCGCCGTCTGATCGGCAATCCTCTGCGCACTCTCGCCGTACTTGTCGACTGCATAGACCCGCACGGCCTGCACGTACTCGGCTCTGGTCATGGTCTGCTGGAGGCTGAGCTGCAGCCTGGCATAGGTGCGGATGTCATCAAGCATCAGTATCCCGGCCTGGGCTTAGGACGCGGCCTTGGTTTCGACTTGCCCTTCTTTGCCATGGCTACCTCATGCCGCCCATGCTGACTGCCTCGTTCTCGGCTTAGCGTACCTATCGCTCGGTGGCGGGATGAACTCAGGTGTAAACCCACACGCTCCCGTCATGAACGCGTCCGCGCCGTGGCTGGCCCAATCATGCTCGGGAGCTTTCTTCCAAGTCTTGCGGTCCTCATCCCATGCCTTGCGATAATGATCCAGCGCCTCAATGCCCTTGGCGCAGTGCTCCTGATCGATCCAGCACATGGCAAGAAAGTTGCGCCCGGCTTCAATCGCATCCTGCTTGTTGGCGATGCGACTTACAACAATGAACTCTATTCCGAGATTGCGAGCTGTGTCCCGCACCGTCTCCCTACCTGGCAATATCCAATGGCTGTTGTCCAGATCGTGCGGACCGTAGTGCTTGCCATACTGCCACCCACGCTCTGCCTGCTTCTCTTTCAGAATGCGCGCATAGAACTCAACGCCCTCTCCGCTGTTCTCGTAGTAGTCCACCAGATGATGCATCTGGCCACGGTTCTGATGAAACCAGACGGCTGTGCTATCGGTCTTGCCGATATCCCAGAACGTGCTCACCGGCCTAGCAGGATCAAGCGGCACCTTACCGATCCTGCCGTCCGTTCTGGCCTGACGCATCTGTGTGGCGAAGTAGGCGCCTTGAATGGCGGCCTCGAATGAGCACTCCCATTCCTGCAGATACTCATCCTCGGATTGGCCCTTGCGAGCATCCGCCAGCTCATCAGGCGGAATGATGCCTGTCTCGCTCGCCTTCAGCATCAACTTGTACCAGTCTGCCGGCGCCTGCTTGCGATCGGGATCGGCCCACAGATCATAGAACGCGTTGTGCCCATTGGGCGTACCAATCCAGGTTGCCCAGCCCTCGCGATCGGCCAGCATGGGCCGGATTACCTCGCTCCACACACTAGGGCGCATATCGGCAAACTCATCCATGATCACGCCATCGAGATACCCACCACGCAGACGGTTTGGATTGTCGGCGCCATGGATGCGAATGCGGGCACCCGTCATGAGCTGCACCCACAGCTCCGATTCGTTGGGATCGATTGCACCACGAATCGGAGCAGAGAATCGCTTGAGGTACTCCCAAGCAACTTCTTTGCCTTGTCCTAGGTAAGGAGCCACGTAGGCATAACGCCCATGTGGCCTATGAAGCTGTACTGCACGCTTGATCAGGTCGTTGATGCAAGCGACCGTCTTGCCGGCACGGCGATGAGCTACGATGATTGCCCAGCGCTGTTTGCGCTTGTGGAAGGGCAAGAACTGCAGCCGAGGACCGTAGGCTAGCCTGATGCGCTTGGTTCCTGCCATTCAACGATGATCCTGTGCGGCTGCTCTGCATCGCCCGCAACGGTTAGTGGCAGCACACGACCCAACAGCGCGAAGAACACTTGCGGATTGGTTTGAGCGACATCAATCAGATAGTCCTCACCACCCACAGCCGCAAACGCATTGAGAATGGCCTGCTTCAATTCGATCTGGGCCTTGCTGCCGCCCTTCTTGCGCCCACCAACCCTCTTATGGCCCTTCTGAAAACGGCCTCGGTTTTCTGCCACAAGTCACCACTGATTTGTGGGTTCGGCCTGCACCAACGATGCAGCCGGAAACGGCTCGCGCATCAGAAAGTCTCCTGGCTGACCATCAGTACCCACCAATGAACGCCACTCACACACAGCCTGATTGCCATAGTCCTCCAGCGCAACCACAACCATCACGTTACCGCCGGCCCTCAGGCGCACTTTGTTGCCGACCTTCAGCGGCTCTGGCTTTGCGGCTTCTGCCTGCCGGCGGCCTTCGTCTGAGTCTGTGGTCATGGCGTGCGCTCCAATTGCTTTGCTACAGCGATAACACAGCAACCGCCCGTGCTGCTGCCGGTAGGAATTCGCTTCAGGCCACACCCCCATAATCAGTACGTCTTCTTGTGCGGCTCAGACATCGGGCCCTCCGGCAACCGCTTGGGCACGTTTCCCTTGTGCACGTTTGCGCCGGTTTTGTACGGATTGGATGGCCTGCCTGTGTCCCTGGTCGGGCGATGACTGTCCTCGGTGATGCTGCTGTGGCTGTGGTGCTTGGGGAGCTTTTGTGACGACGGCATTGGCTGTCCTTTCAGCGAGCAACTTATCTAGCCCATATGTGCGGGCCATCCTATGACCTTTCCAGACGACAGCTCAACAATTTCTTGCCGTGCATAAGCTAGCTCGATCTTCAGCTCAACGACTTGCTGGCGAGCACGGTCAAGTTGTGCCTTATACAGCGCGAGCAACTCCTCGCCCGCCTTGTCGAGGGATATGCGCCCTTCGAAAATCTCCAACCTCACATGCTCCTCATTTGAGGTGAGGGTATCAACAAATTTCGACTTCATCATGGGCGCTCCCAAGGCCAGGCATGCTCGTTTTTCGGAGGGAGGTCTGGTTCTGTGGGGTTCCAGTAGGCGTGCCATCGATCGGCGAATTGGTCGGCTTGCTCGCCTGTGGGGATGTAGCTGGCGGCGAGGGCGGCTGCTGCCAGGGCTATGAAAAGCCATAGCATGGGCATGCTCCTGTCGGAATTGGTTGGAAAGATGGGGCGCAGCGGGGTCTCAGCATGGGTCTTCGGCCGATTGCCGACGGAGAGAAGACTGGCTGCGCTGCGCCCCAAGGCAGTTGACCTGCAGCGGAGGGAATGTTCACCGCGGGTCAAGCCAGCAGACGGGAGGAACCAGCTGCTGGAAACCGTGCTCAGTTGAGCTTGAAGCCCAGACCCAAGCGCACTGTGGTGTGCTGGTTCTCGCTCTCGAAGAAGCTGGCGAGAGGAGCGCCGTTGGCCGGAAAGATGTAGTGCAGGGCTTCTGCTCTGACGAACAGTGATCGGGTCAGCTCTACCTCGATACCGCCGCCCATGGCGGCTCCCAGATGCCACTCGCGGGCTGTGGTTTCGTTGACCGTGAGCTTGGCGTGCTGCCAGGCAGGACCGGCAGTGACATAGAGCAGGGCTGGGCCAAGCGGGATGCCAGCGCGGACTCTGATGCTGATCAGATGATCGGTACTGGCTTTGAGGGAGAGCTCCTCGCTGCTGGAGCTTGCCGAGATATTGGTGAAAATCCAGTCGCCTTCGATGCCGACGATGAATCCGGCAAGGCGGTAGTTGTAGCCCACGAAGCCGCCGGCCATGAGTTTGCCGTTGGCAAAATCGATGCCCTCGGTCTTGAGGATCGAGACATCGTAGCCAGCGAGCAAGCCCACATAGGCTCCGGTGCGGTTCCACTTGATGTCTTCGGCTGCGGCTGGTGGGGAGGCAGAGATGATCTTGCCCTGCTTGCCTACATCGGCAGCCATTGCTGTGGGGATGATGAGCGCGGCCAGAACCGCGCCAAGCAGTTTGGCACGCATTGCAGTTATCTCCTTGGTCTAGCGAGGAAAAGACGCGCCGATCAGAGCCAAGCTCAGCATCAGCGAGTAGAGCAGCAGCTTGTCGGCGAAGGTCTTGCCGATCAGCAGATCATCTATCCAGCTCCGCCGTACATTCTGAGTGCGGTGAGGGCCGCGCGGAGGTCTCCCGTTGCCAGCAGCACCAACAGGGGGAGGGAAATGGCGAGAATGATCTTGAGCCAAGCTGCCACGCCCATGGTCTGCATGGGGGATGATTCTAGGAGGGCGAGACGGTGGTAGATGGCTTCGAGATCGCGCTGATTGAGCTGGCGGTCTGTGTTGTGCTGGGCCTCCAGATATATGATTCGACGCTCCAGCTCGTCCATTGCTCAGCACATCCGGGGCTCCAAACGCAAACGCCCCAGCGGGCTGCCGGGGCGCATGTTCCAACGATGGCGGTATTTAGACCTTTTGTGGGCCCTCAGTCAAGGGCTCAGCGCTGCAGCAGCCGTATGAATTGCTCGATTTCGTAGCCCCGCGTACAATCCTTTGTACCCGTGGTTTTGGAATACGGCGTATTCGATGGGGGTGTTCACCCCCACAGACTTGGCGGCGCCGGCCAACTTCTTGTTGTGTTCATCGCGATGAGGTACGCCGCCGCCGGGCGACTGAGGAAGTAGTCGTCGCCGGTCTGTCCGCCTCCCAGCAGTTTGTGCGTTTGCACAAAGTGTTTAGTGGGATCGATTTGTGTCCCTCGGCACGCCTCCATGGCCCGCTCGATCACATGATCAAACTCGCGCCAAGTTGGATAGCCCAACACAGACCCGATTTCCCTTGCGTGCCAA